TCCTATTATTCTCTCCTTCTAAAAAATGTACGTTTTATAATTTATAATTTATCCATTAAATTATTAAACTCATCTGAATGTCGAATCTCAACTAATGGACACCAATCTGGTTTAGAACACAATTCGCAATATTCATTAACTTCCATATATTCAATTCCACAGAACTTATCACCACAAATTTTATAACGATTATCATATGAAGATTCATGACAAAATTCACATTCAAAACAAGTTGTAGGCATATCTATGATTATCATACCTTTTCTATTCATTTTATTTATTCCTCGTCTTTTTTAACAGAACATTAAGCTTTTCATAAAATTCATCTTCACTCAATTCACTATTTACTTTTCTTAATAAATTTAAAAGCTCATTATATTTATTCTCATAAATTTTCGATTCAAGTTCAAAAGCTAACATTTTATTTTGATAATGTTCTTCTGCACTAAATTTTTGTATGCCAATCTGTTTATAATTCAATGGAATATTTTTTACAGAAATATTGGTAATATAATCCTCTGATCCATCTGTATACTCAATCTTAGGTTCATAAAATCCTCTCTTGCAACACTCGTCACATTGACAAATCGCAGAAATATAACCCACTCTACCATCATTATTCTCTACGAAATCACCTTCATGAAACTTAATATCCATATATTTCCTCCTTTAATTATTTTAAAATCAAACTTTCATCTTATTTAAATTCATAACACTCTTTTTTGAATCAAAAAATTTAATCGCATCTTCAATGTTTGGATACCTAATTTCACCATTTTTACATTTTACATAAAAGAATTCATCAAAATTTGATACACTAATTATTCTTCCGTGTAATACAGGTTCCATTCCTCGTTGTGTGAAAGCAATCCATTTATTTATATATTTTTGAAGATTCATACGCACAACGTATCCATTCTGATTAAGAAAATTAATGGCTGCTATAATCTGTTCTGCATTATTCATATTCTCCATCACCACTAAACTCAAACATTTTTAAAATAGTCTTATGTTCTTCAATGAAATTTCTAACTAACTCAATACTTTCCAAAACATTTATTGGATGATACTCACATTCCTTTACTTTAAATGAAAATTCACCATTAAAAACTTTAATTGAAAAACAAATATTTTCTATTGTTTCAAAATACATTACTATACCCGATTTATTGATTTCAACATATTCAAGATTAGAATTTCCTTTTAATTGTTCATTTAACTCATTCCATATGCTACTTATATGACACACCATATTCACCTCAAAAATAATTCTTAACTACCATATTTACCGTCCAGAATATTGAAAATGTAACTGCTTCACCTACGAAAAATTTCAAAACAGCTAATAAAATCAACCATATTGTTAATTCTCCGTTCCCATATAAAGTTATACATTTTGCAATCTGACCTAAAAAGAATGTCCAGAGTCCCAAATAGAGACTCAAAATATTCCCTGATACAAATAATAAATGTCCTACTATCTTTTTAATTGATTTCTTCATTTCTTTTCCTTATTTCTTATTCTCTTTGCGTTTTCTAACATTAATTCATTTAATGTTATCTCTGCTGCATTATACAAATGACTTAATTCAGATAAATTATTTGTAGTACACATATCACTAATGCATTTTCTTAGTCTATCTGCATCATTGATAATATGCTGATAATCACTCAAAATCATCACATCCTTTCTAAAACCAATCAAGAATCATCATTTTACCAATAGTATTCCCTATTCTTATAATCATTTTACATACAGGAATTGCAATGATACATTTTACAATCGCCAGAATCATAAGTCTTATGCTAAAGGAATTAATACAGGCGATGATTGGGTCTAAAAACAAGAACCATCCACCAAGAACAATACCTTCCATAAAACTAATTACAATGATTAAAACTCCCAACGAAGTTTTGATTAACCCTTTCAATCATTCCACCTCATTTTATAATTTGTTTACACTTCTTCATCTTGTGGCATCTGGAAATCAATATGACAATCAATGCAAGATTCTTGAATCATATCTAACACTTTAATCGCTTTTTCTTTACTTGTGTAATGTCCTAATCTTACAGAACTGTTTGCATATGAGATTTTAATATCATTTACTTCACTCACAATAATTGTTTTTCCTGCAATATCTACTAATTTTGTTTTATCCTGACTTCTTATTAACATTATTCTCTCCTTTGAAATACCAATTTCATTTATTTATTCGGTTACTTTTTAAATCCAGAACAATACTCAAAAGCATCATCATTGAATACAATAACTTCTTTATCACTCATACCACAAAATTCCATTTCATATTTTCTGATATAATTATCCATAGATTTCTGATGCATTTCACCAAAAAATGGATATGGAAATGTATTCACTTCATGATTTTTGACTTTGTTGTAATCAATACCTTTTACTACACTGATATGTTTATCGAATGCCTCTTCATTAATTCTTACCCAATCTATAATTGAATTCATATTGAATGTATAAGCTGTCTCCGATCCTCTCGTATACGAAACAAAATCAATTACCAAATCAGTCCAGGGATATTTTTTGCTTCTGAATATCATTCCTGTTTTATATTTCTCTTTATACTTTTTCATTTACCCCTTTCATACTTCATTCTTTTCTCTACTTCTTTATCATTTTCCTTATCATTGAAATACTTGTAAGCTAACATCATAGGATAATCAGAGTCTTTAGCCCTTGGATATAACATATATTCACACCAATTAACTTCTCCATCATCATTCATCCAACTTGGATTTTCAAATAAATTATTAAAAACATTCTGCCATGAATACTTTTCATTTTTCACACAATAATCTTTGATGATTGTAAACTTATCATATCCACTGATTTTGACAAGAATATTTTCAATCATGACTCTTTTACCTAACCTCACAAGCCATTTGATAAATTCTCTATATGTCTGATTAAATTCTCTATCTCTTAATGCAGCATCTACAACTAAAATGTATTCATCTTGTGTACGCAACATCCCTCTACTTCTCGTTTTGTTACCATACCAATCAGTTAAATTATTCGTTCTTTCTCCAAATTCATCACAAGAACAAGAACTATTATGTCCATTCTTTTGAATTACATATACATCCATGTCTTTCTCTGAACCAGAAACTATCGGTAAATGTGCTAAGACGGTATCAAGAATATATCTTTTCTGAGCTTGTGTACGCCCTATGGGAGATACTGTTATCGTTCCCTGTATGTAAGTCCAGTAACTCATTTATTTCACCTTTTCTCTTAAAATATTATAAATATAAATTATTTTTGAGTGCATACATCCATCCAAAATCTTTGATATCATCTGCACAATGGATACCACTTGGACAAATTACATCAATATCATCGTCATCAAGATTAATGCCATCAAAGTCATCATAATATTCTCTTTCATGTGTATTTAAATTACATTTGTATTTTGTATAACCAACATTCGCCATTTCTCGCAAAACAAATAAGTCCACAGCACGTTCAGAATCTTTTTGAATTAAAGTATAAAATTCTTCATCATCAATAGATTTCTTTTCCTTTGCCTTTTTATCAGCAAGTGGTTTATTATCTTTAATAAACTTCCACGCATCGTAACTGCTTGTTGTCCCTCCATAATCAATACACAATATTTCACATATCCATTTAATACAATTATATTGTTTATCAGACATCTGTTTTTCACTCATATGTATTCTCCTTTCTCTGAAAGCAAGATTTCATGTCTTATCTTTTACTCTTACTCTACTCTTAACCATACAATTAATTACATTATCAAGCATTTCTAACATCGCATCATAGTTCCCACTAAATGCAGTTCCAGTTGTCTTTAATTCATATTTCCATTTATCTTTATCATTTGTACAAATAACTGGAACATCCATATATGTAACTGTTCCTTTTGGTACGATAATTGGACAATATTCATATTTATAATCTTCTTTTAAAACCTTTAACCAATTCTGACAATTTTTATTATAGGATTTATATTTCGCTTCTTTCCTGTATATATGTATTCTCTCATCTGTTAAATTCGAATAATCAATAGAAACAAATTTATTTACAATAAATAAAACTCCATCTGCAATTCTATAAACTTCCTGGTAATCTGTTTGTGCTACAATCTCCATACTTTCACCTCTATCCATATTGAACAAATACAACTAATGATATTCTTAACAATTATTTATTAACTCCTTGTATGCCTTTAATTTCTCCGCTAACTCAGGATTATCACTTGCATACATTTCATAACGATTTGTTTGATCCATTTCTTCAATCATTTTGTCCATCTGCTTCTTAATTTTATCAGCCTCTTTCTTACATTTCGCTTTCTCTTTACGTTCTTTAACACGTTTATCATACACTGATGTATCTATCTTACAGATAACTTCGGCTGTGGGACAAATACTACATTCATCTGGCGCAAGAATATCTGTGATAGTAAGAATATCTCTATTTGCTCCACTAACTAAAACTTTGTCACCTGTTTTATATATTTCTCCATCATCATAAATTGCATAGAAATATTTCATTCCACAACATCCTTCTTCTATTTCTGCTACTGCATAATATCCGTCTAATTTTGCCATATTTTCACCTTTACTTTCATCTTATTTATTTCTTTTTAATCCCTGTGTTCAACAACAACATAACTACTAACAAACACAATAAGCCAACAAATAGTGTCATTTTCTACACGCCTTTCTTATATGATAAGTTTCAACATTAAAGATTTTTTTATAATATCCTCTACCCCTTACAGGTATATTTTTACTTCTTCTAACTGCTTTATTTGATTGCCTTTTATGATATTTCTTTCCTGTTCCAGTAACCCAATATCTTTTATAATGAGTAATTTCATTTAAGTCTTTTGTATAATATCCATACTTATCCACAGGAGAAGAAACTAAATGTCCCAATGCATCATACAGATATTTCATTCTCTCTTTATATTTTTTATCTCGTTCTCTTTTTGTACTTCTTCTCTTTTTAGGGTTTCTATTGCAGATTCTTCTGATTTTTTCTGATGGGAACTTATCACATGTACCTGTCCAACATAATCTCCCATCTGTTTTTACACAATAACAACATTCTGTTATGTCATCTTCTGAATAATGACCAGGAAAATATTTATCAC